TAATGTTTATCTTCTTTTGGATCGTAGACATGTATCAGGAATAACTCCTGCATTGTCTCAATATCATAAATTAATACGTCCATTTATCTTGTATTATATCTATTAGATCTTTAATAGTTAATGCAAAGAAGCATTCGTGCTTTTCTCCATTCCAATAGTTATTGTAACTTTCTCTTGGAATAGCCCACCACAAATCTTCATTATGATTATAATGGAATACATAGTTATATATTTCTTTCATTTCTTTGTTTTTGTTTATCAATTACCCATATGGCTACTCTCATTATTCTAATAACAATGTTATAAACAAAGTCTTCTAACCAAATAATTATCCTACTTCTTTTCATGTTTGTGAGTGTAAAGATATCCATCCTGTTAAAATATATTTAGTTTTAGTTTGACTAACTTGTCCACGATGTGTGTAAGTCCAATCAGCAGGAAAGAATAATAACTTACCTTGTGTTGCTGGTTCTGTATGTTGTTGAAACATAAACTCTGTACCACCATCCTCAACATCATTTAAATAGATCATCCATACAAATAGTCTAATCTTTTTTTCTGTTGATTCATAATGCCAAGCTTTAAAACCTTGACCTGGAAGATATCTTTGAATATTATATGCATCAATATTAACTGTAGTGTTTAAAAATATGGGAAACTTATCCATATATTTATACATCTCAACAATCATCTTATCAACAATATCATCTAACTTATCTCCATACAGTCTTTTAACTGTACTATTATTTTCTTGAGCAATATTAAAGTCTGAAGATTCTTTTACAGTAGTATCTACTCCTCCACCAATATATCCATCAAATGTATATTTATCATTTGCTTCGAATATTTCAATAATCTCCTCACATTCTTGTTTTGTGAGGAGATCTTTTCTGTGAATAAAATCTACTAGTTCCATTGCTCTAATGCTGTCCTAGTTTTATTAGTTTTAATATCACGTAAATTGTACTTCTCAAGATATTGTCTTTTACTACGCATATGCTCAATCTGTAATTCTTCATCAACAGATTTAAATACATTGACAATAGCTTTAATCACCTGTGGTGATTCTATTTCTGGTGCTTTGTTATTCATAGTTCGATTAATTATAGCAGACACTATTACAGTGAATGCAAAGGTTAAAACATAAAATACTGGATGTAGTTTAGTCATCGTAATCATCATAATAATCCATTGGATCTATTGCGTCATACATGTCATCTAATGTTACCCAATCAGGTAACTCCATTTTGTTGACATGTTTATCACAATAGGTGATTACTTTAGTATCCTCAATAACTACATCATCTTCGCCTGGTTGTTCTAATGTAGCAGACGATACATGATGAGCCCATTTAATTTCTACACTACAGAATATATCATCTTGTGTTGGATGATAGAAGTCTGCAAGTGTTCTACCTCTTGTTGTGCTCATAATACTATAATTGCTTTATCGTTTAACATTACAGGTTTACCTGACTTATCTGCTTGAACATTGACTATTTTACCAACGTGTTCTGCGAGAAGAGCAGTAGGTGCATTAACTATCTTGCCTCCTTTTTGAACTATCCATACCATACGACTAGATGCTACAACAACGTTGTTTGCATCATCTACTAGGACTGGGTTACTATCGTCTAATACTGTCAACTTTAATTTGATTGTTTTCATAATATTTAAATCTAAGGTGAGTTCTATCTAATTCTGGATAATTATGATAAGAGGTATCAGCAGGAATAAATTCAGATGCATTCAATACTTTGACTGCACCATATATCATTGCAAAAACTCTTATAGTAAAATACAATATTATAATTGTAAGTATTCCTGCTGTTACTTTATCTCTTATCATATTATTCAGATTTTGTTATTAACCTACCATGTTTAGTGTATTTACTACCTGGCTCCATATTATCTATATATATGTGTTCTTGTGTAGCTATTCCAAATCTTTCTGTTTTATTTTTCATAAACCTACTTTTATCTGGAACTCCCTCATTTTGTGAGTTATAAGTAACAAAAATCATCCATACACATGCTAATAATGATGCTAATATAACAATAAATGTTAAGAAAAACGATAATAATTTCGTTTCTGCTCTATCTTCATTTTCCATAATTATTTAATCATTAGTTCAGTTAATGAATTTCTCGATCCCAAAACCTTTGGAACAGTATTGAATGCTAAACACCACCTATCTTTAGTTGTAGCCATATCTGGTACAGAGTGTGGTAGATAACTAGGAAATAATAATATTTCATGATTAGCAACAGGAATAGTAACCTTAGTTTGAACATATGGATTACCTTCTAATAAATTAGGATTAACCTCTGGTTCTAATCTATATGTTGTTGACCTATCTACATCAGGCTTATAAAACTTTATTAGTGTACTATTATCTGGTACATCCATATAATACACACCTGAGACAATAGAATTATGATGATAGTGATAATGTGTACCACCACCATTTATATTCTTATTAACCCAACTCTGTGTTATCTTGATGTCTCCATCAATAGCTAGCCCATGTACATAGAAGTCTTTAACCTCTTTCTCAATATAAGCTTTAAGTTTCTCCATACCTGGTAGGTCTAAACAATATGACTCTATTGATTTAAAGTGATTAATATCATTGGTAATATTATTACCATACACATTCTCAAGCTCAAGCTGTTTTAATTTCCATATTTCATCTTGAAAATACTCCTGCACTCTTACTCTGAGTACAGGAGTTGGAAATAAACTTATTATTTCTAAGTTTTCCATTAATCTAATAGTTTGGAAATAATACTACGTTCAACTTGATCTTCAACATTCTTACGAGCTCTCTCGTATGCTACAGTAATCTCTACATTTGTAAAAAGGTAAGGATTATACTCACCATTACTATTTAAAATTACAGCTTGATAAGTATTATTAGCTGACTTTTTCTTGTCCTGGTTCTTAACTTTGACAAGTTTACCCACTCTAGTTTTAATCATATTTGGTTTATTTTATTTTAATGTTTCAAATAGTTCTTTTAATTTACCTTCTTCTTGCGTTGCAAGTATAAATTGTTTTTTATTATCATTTAGATTTTTCATAAACTTTTTGTGATCATAATTAACAGAATTCTTACAGAAGCTTACATATTCTGAACATAGATAGATATTCTCATGTCTAGTTTGACGTTTTAAAACAGCTAATACATCTGTTAGTTGATCAATCACTTGAACAACACGTTCTTCTTCTACAATTCTAAACTCACCATTCTTTATTTTCTTAGTAATAGGTGAATTACCAACACGATTAGGAGGTATTTGATTTGCTAATATTGTAGCCAATACACTAAACTCTAAATCATAAATGTTAAAATAGTTATTAAGCTTTACATAATCATTTTCTAATGATGCCCATGCAGTAACATAGTCTTGTAGTGTCCAAGTTTTAGATGATGCATTTAATAATGCAATCTGCTCAACTAAATCTTTTTTATTTTTAACATCAATAAATACATATGGTATATCCATACCAAGACGCAATAATGCATTAAATAAATGCTGACCATCTACAATGTACCAACCTGGTTTACCATCAATAAATGATATATTAGCTATAACTATAGGTCTTATTACACCCATCATCGTTAGCGCCTGTGCTAATTTTGTAACATGATAAGGAATAATAGGTCTATTAATACCTGCTAAATACTTAACTGATTTCTTACTTTTGTCTGTTATCCAATTCTTGAAGTTTTCTTTTGTCAATCCTGGATTTTCTAATTTCAACGTTTTTTTCATCATTTCTAGTTTTAAATTGTGTTTCTTGTTTTTATTTTAATTTTCTTGATCGTCTTCATATTCATCATATTCTTCATCAATATAAAAGACTATGTCACCATTCTTTTCTAATACTGTTTCTCCATCATCATATGTAAGTATATCAACATAACCTCTTGCAGAACAGAAATTCATCTCTTCTACAGATAGCTTTATTTGTTCTGGATATGCTACTACTGATGGTGTTATGTCAGGATTAGTACTTGTTCTCATGATGAGATGAGGCTGGACAGGTAGTCCATGCTTCTCAATATATTTACCTTGATCTCTTGGAATATGATCAAGCTCATATATATGTACATATGGATGCTCTTGAACGAGCCCATCCATTGATACAAAATACATACCCTTCTCTAATTGATCAGGATAGTATTGTGGAAATATTAGTTGTGCGCTACTATATTTCATTTAGTTCTTTTAGTTGATTTTGAAGTTCTATAATTTTATCTAATCTTCGTTTTTCACGACTATCATCTAATTTCGCAATAAAGTTAATAATATCTACTTTACTACGCAATATTATCTCATCTAGTTCAACATCACTAACATTTTCTACATCAATAGTGATACTGTTACTGACATAATCTTTATTTTCATAAAGAGCAACTTCTAACTTTCTATTAGCTAGAAATGATACAGCATAATAATCTGTACCACCTCTTCTTACAGTTATCCATGTGGATACATAGATACTTTGGTCATCTATATGATTGACCTGAATTGTACTACGTAATTGTTTAGCTAATTTCATTAGCTCATTTAATTGATCTCTCATTTTGTTATTATTTAAACTGTGAAAAAATAAAAGAGCTCAAGGACAATGTCCAAGAGCTCTAAGCATTCAACCTTTAACCCTAACTCATAACTTTATAGCCTCCTGTTAATAGTTGTTTTAATAGGCTAATTTTAATCTTTACTACCACAAAGTTATTGGCATAAACATAGTCATGCATGACTTGTGGATAATTCTTACACCAACACATGTATTGGCCTAAGGTAACATTAAATGTTTTCATCTTTTGATGATTTAGAATGTGTGAATAATTTATAACTACTTAGTGGAAATTAAATGTAATTGAAATTAATAACTATACGTCTACCAACATTAGTAGGCACAGAGCTAGAATGTTTAATCATGCCATCAAATAATATCATCTTGTTCTCCTTACATTTAGATGCAAAATCAATATCTCCATTATCATTATAGAAATATGTTGGTGCATCTGATGTGGTGAGATAGATTAATCCTGCTTGATGTTCATCAGGATGATCTATGTGTGATGGATTAATAACATGCGTTGCTTGACCAAGTATAGAAGCTAGTCTTATTCTTATAATTTTATTAACAGGCATCTCTGCCTTATCAATACCAGCTAATATAATTGCTTCAAATAATGGTGCATATTCTGATATGTATACATCATCTCTCTTTGCAACATGTACAAGATTAAAGTTGGATCTATTCTCTATTGTTTCTTCCATAGTGTATGTTGATCCTGCATATACCCATGGGAATTGATTACTCATAATGACGCCTTTGACATGTTTCAGTACAGAAGGCGTCATTACATTATTTACCTCTATCATTTTATTTTCTTTGAACGTTCAAATATAGCGATAGATATACATACAAACGATATAAACATAAACAACATTGTCATCCATGTATTTCTTTGTTGTAATGATGCACCAAATGACAGCACTCCCACTGCCATTGGTAATATATAATCTAACCTTTTCATTACATACTCTCTAATAAATCATGAATCTCTATTTGCTCAAGGCAATAACTTTTTGATGATAATAATAAATGATGCTCAATAGTATCATCAAATCTTTCACCATCGTCAAACATGCTCATGATAACCATCATTGTTGCAGTCTTAATTTTAAGAGATTCTTCTGATACACATGGTGATTTCATTGTACCAACAACAGCAGCAGCCAATATTGCTCTTTGTTTCATAGCAACATCTAATTGTTCTTCTAAACTCATTTCTTTATTATTTAAATTGTGAATAATGCTAT